ACCCTTCATAACGGGTGTATTGTCACCCTTCATAACGGGTGTATTGTCGCCCTTATCATTTATCAGCACGCCAATAAATGCAGAGAGCCCGTGTGTTTCTTGCGAGAGTATAAGTTCTAATATGTCGCTCGGTATATGTAATTTTTTCCCAGAAAATGATGGTATAGTTATCTCTGTCGGACGACGTGATAAAAACGCAGCAATTCTCTCATAAGGTGCATCAGATATTGGTGACAATGTGCCTACGCCTACGCCGACACCGACGCCGACGCTTCCATATACGCGCACGGTTTCGTGCGAGACAAAATGCAGAAAAGGATATACAACTGCGTTATTACATCGTTCTGCGAGAGATAATGGATTCATAATACCTGTATTGCGATTACATCCAGTGGCGTCTCCTCCGTCACGAAACCATCGTCGTATTGTAAATCGGAATGTGATTGGTTGATTATACCAATATAAGTATTTGAATTTTAATACACCCACGCATATAATAAAAATAAGACATACAATGACGATAATATAATGAAAAAGAAATGGCGGTGACAACTGACTCCAATCAATCATTTTTTCATTATATTACATATATAAAAGCCGTGTATCCAGATTACGCAGGAGTAGAATGAATGAATTATGCTACCTTTTTCAGTATATACAAATACTGATACTCATTTAAAACGTGAACTAAATCAACCTGTCCCGTGACCGTGAATCCTACTTCTTTGGCAATCTCTAACGTTTCGCGATTGGTTGGCATATAATACGTATGAATATTCTCTCGCACCTTTCCAGTGCTATCATCCGTTATTTTTTCTACAAACTTTCCGATATTCTTCTCGCCAGTATGTTTTGCCGCAGCAGATACTTTCGCCGACTTTTTCGTCGTAGCAGGAGGTGGTGCAGTAAAATCCGATTTATATTGAAAGCTCCGAAACTTTACGAGAGAATTGGTGATGCGCTCCTTCGTGTAGGTTTGAGGAGATACAAGAAACAACGGTTTTCCACCAGGAACAATCGGGTCAAAGTGGTTCCTGTCTACTAAATGGATGATAAGATACCCCTCCGGTTTGAGCCACTCATAACAGTTACGGAAGAATGCGCGTTTATCTTTTACATAATACACCGTGAAATAGAAACACGTTAACACATTGAATTCTTCTGGACTAAAGAGCATTGGTTTCATAAAGTCACCTTGGATGAATTTACACGACGGATATGCATCTCTCGCATTTTGAAGCATTGCTGACGACTTATCACACCCGATGACATTAGATACACCTTTATGCTTTAACTGGTCTACGTGATGTCCTCTCCCACATCCTAGGTCACATACTTTGAAATTTTTTTTGTCATTTTCACTGCCGTTCAAAGCGCCAGTAATGTGGATAATTTCATCCACTTCTGCTTCTATTTTGTTCGGCTGAATGAACAGTTCGTCATAGATATCTGCATAAAAGTTGTCATATATTGTGTCATTTTCATAGACTTTGTATTTATCCTTTTGTTCAAACCCCTCCACATAGACAGATAAATCGCGCTTAATAAAACATACAATCATTAATAAAATCAGCATAAATGTAAGAATTTCCCATCGTGTAATAGAACGGATATAATCGGAAAATGATTTATAAAATGACGTCATTATAATGTTATACTAGTATTTCATTATAAAATATTATTATCGTTATTCTCGCGCAAAAAAAACCCGCGAAGATAGTAATATGGTGGATTCCAGTGAAATCAATGATATTCGCGGTGAAAATGAATTCCGCGGCATAACTTTTTCATCATATAAAAAGACCGATGTTCGGAAAGAGCTCTTGAATAGTTTATCCAATTCTAAAATAGAACCAGCGTGTTATTGGAGTGCGGAACTTGTATGTTCGGGGCATTATTTAGAACTCTGGGATATCATCATCACATTTGCAAGTAAGTATATCCATTTAGCCAATCCTAAATTGCCATTATATATTGAAATGCGTTATGAGAGTTTCAAGACGATTATATCCAATGGGTATGCGGGGAATGAACTCCGTTTGCGAAACCATCCGAAAATGCGGGCATTATTTGCTGAAATCGTTTGTGTTTTATGTAATTCAAAACGCCAACATAAATATGATAGCGTGAAAATCAAGAAGAAGGAAGAATATGATATCGCAACAATGTCACAGCGTTTGAAAGCACCAAGAGTAGACTATGCACAAGAATTTTTCCGAGAGAAAGACCCGAAAGAGATTTTTATCGCGATGAATGAATTTGCGTATCATATCTCTCAAGATTCCAAAAACACACTTCTTGCGTGCTACTGGGTGGAATGGATCGTTGAATTTGAGACAATTTGTAAAGCGAAGAAGGAAACGTGCCGATGCGAACGTCGGTCACACATTCCTGTAGATGATAAGCTTCAGTTTGACCCAATTTGGATGATATGGGATATGATTATTGCGCGAAGCAAACAAGGCACGGAATATTCACCACTGACTCAGAAAATAGTGAATAGTTTATTACGTATTTACTGTGTGCGATTTACACCAGGTGTCCGTAAAAAACGCAGATATCTGATTTATTTCGCAATTTCATTACTTACTACGGAATATGATAGTCGTATAGAAATGATAAACGACCGTCTCGTGATTGAAACCGCGGTAGAGAATATTCACGCGATATACAAGCAAATCAAACAACACGAGATTAGTCCTGATACCGATTATTTGTTTTCTTCTTCAGGATATAAAGGGGACAAAAATGGCGATCTAGAGCGAACAATTAAGCGTTTAGAAGCACTGAATTCAATGAATACGATTGTAAGAAAGACGGGTGATGGTAATAATAGTGATGAGACCCAATTGCAAACGCAACAACGGAAATATAGTCCATACGAATGAAATGAAATGAAATGAAATGAAATGAAATGAAATGAAATGAAATTGTCTTCTATTATATATAACAATGTCGCTTCCTACTTTTAAATTTACGAATTTCGGCGCACCTACCAATAATGAACGTGTAAATAGCGGATTATCATCTCAGTCTAAAATGGAGAAAACGGGTATATTATCCAGTATCAAAGATAAAGCACGTGAAACATTTAAAGACCTTCCAGATATTTCTCTCGATATGTCGTCATCAGACGGTGATGATAGTGCAAGCGGCGGTGGCATCGGCGGGTTTTTCTCTTTCTTATCACTCATTAAATTGATTATAGTCATCGTCATCCTATGGTTTATGTGGGGAAGTTTATCAAATAACAATGATTTTCATTTAGGAATGAGTAAAGTGCTTGATAAAATAAAATACTTTTTCAAAGCAATGGAGGATAAAGGACGTGAGCTTATCTCTCGTATTACGAATCAACCACTAACTTCTTCATCAAGTTCTGGCGGCAATGATACCGACGACAGCGACAGTGACAGCGACAGTGAGGATGATGACAGCAATAATAAGAACAACGGCAAACATCCGTCTTCTGCTCGCGCACCCGCCCTCCACCACCCACCAGTCCCACCTGAAATGTCAAATAGTTCAGATAAGAAACCCGGTTTTATAAATGATGATACAAAATACACATTTTTAGATAAAGCCCATCGCAGTTATTCTGGACCATCACCTAAAGCAGATGATAGCACGAGTGCTACACAAAAGCATCAAGCAGGTAAGTCAGGGTATTGCTATATCGGTGAAGACCGCGGATTCAGAAGCTGTGTAAAAGTGGAAGCAGGTGATAAATGTATGTCAGGGCAGACGTTTTCACGCCACGATATTTGCGTAAATCCTACGTTGAGAGAATAATATTATGTTATCAAATACTTAATTTCAGGAGTATATGAGAACAACTCACTCGTCTGTTCAGGTCCATTTGTAAATACTAGTGTGACGCTTACAGAATAGCTTGTTCCTACAACAATAACCTCCCGTCCGGCGGATGTTACCGGAATACGTATTTTATGCTCGCCTGTGATTCCATTCATCAAATCGGTAAATTTCTGATTATAAATATTAGAATAAGCTAGATAACTGGTATTTAAACCATTTACTTTGACTACACTTATATTTCCAATAATTTCGGTTTGGATATTAAATGTTAATTCAGCATATAACAATCCGCTAGAAGTATATGTTCCTTCGATTGCATATATACTTGGTTTTACAGAATTTGGTTTTACGACTACGGTTGAAACTGCACTATCATTACTGTAAATATAACCATTATATGCCGATATTGTAACGGAATATATACCATCTACGATTAAATTCTGCCCGATTCTCCCAATATCACTACTAAACGTTGTTCGTGTATCACTTGACAGTATATTATACGGAATTGTAGATGATGTAGAAATGCTTGAACCGCCGGTAGCAGGTGACGTAACTGTTATATTATATAACCGAATCGGACTACCTCCCGTATCGGGCTTCGTCCACACTACATTAATATAATTACCGGATGTATCTGTTAATATCGGTGGCAAAAGACCATATTTAGATGTCACCAATATCCCCGAAGGAACACCTGGTTTCATCAATGTTCGCGCAGTTATGATGGCTGATTCACCACCAATACCGACCACATTGATGGGTTCTATTTTAATTTCATATTTATTTTCATTTAATAGATTACGTAAAATATATCGGCGAGATTGACTAGAACCATTTGATGATAGAATAACATTACTAATATCTATAGTGGTTTTCGTCCAAACTGTATCAGGAACCTTGCGAGAATACAAATTATACCGTTGAATAGGCGGTCCATTGTATCCTCCACCTGCCTCAGTTCCCGTATTCAATGGGTCCGTCCATTTCAAATCCACCATTAAATTTTGGCGCTCATCCGGTGCATTTGTAAACCCAAAATCCTTGATAATGGAGGGAACGGACGATGTTTTCAATTGTATTGTCGCTGGAACACTAGATAATCCGCGCACATTTCCAGAAAACACAGATATATAATAAACAGTATTCGCGCGAATTTCCACAGACCCAGGAATTCTCTCAAAAATAACCGAGTTTCCGTTAATTTCACCGGATACAGCATTGTATGTTGCAGCAGCGACATCAGCAGCGCTGAGTGGTTTATACGGAAAGACACTTTTATATGGCGCCCATGTCTTATTATCAATAGAATATGTTATAACATAACCAGTGATTGGAAAACCGCCGTTGGAATCTGGCGCATCCCACACAAGTGTGATACGATTGTTGCTATTATCATAATCTGTTATACGTAAGTTCGTGGGTTCTGTGAGAATTGTCGTAGGTATATTCAACGTAACTTGAAGACCCGCTCTATATTCATATGTCCGTTTATAGTTATAGAGATTGACGGATGGGTCATAACACAATAATCGTTCTTTGCCAGGAACACCGCACGCACTCGTAAGGCCACAAAGCACTGCACGATTTGCCGGCGTGGTTGGGCACGTTAATGTAAATGCGCCACCTACTCCCCCGGATGATTCAGATAAATATTTACTTTCATTGCCGATTTTTCGCATTAATTCACCTCGTGATGCCTTTGCATATTTCTGATTTTTTGTTAAGCCACCAACATTTTTATTGTATCTGAGGATTTCTGCTTTACGTCGCATATCATAGACTTCGTCAACTTGAGATGGAGTGAGTTTATCACCAGTTACACTATCCACCATATCTGATGAACGACATTCTGGCTTGAATCGTGTCCAGAATTCACGATTATATGGATTTGTATAGAATAAATTCGTATTACAATTGATAATCGCCGGTGTTATTTCAAATATGTTGACATCAAAATACGCGACTTTCTGGTTGAAATTTGTTGTCGCGGGTTGTGTAACCGTGATGGTTGCTGTTCCAGAACCATAGATATGCGCGGTATAGACAAACGTTCCTTCACTTACACCATTGGATACGCGTATTTTTAACAAACTATCATTGTTTGATGAGAACAAAAAATTAGAAGAATTATCGCTATTATTGGAAAGAGGCGGTATAAGAACAAATGAACCTTCAGATGTCATTTTATTCAAATCGGGTAAACGATAAATGGTATTAGTTAATTTCGTATTTATAGCTGGAATCTGACCTGCAAATGTAGGTGTAGACTTTTCTATTTTGAGCTGAATAGTTCTACTATTTCCTAGTGTATCGCCAATTCTCTGTGCGGAACGTTGATAGACCGGCGTCTCTTCTTGTAAAAATTTAATAGGAATTGGCAATTGGTTTCCATCGGGCAAAAGTGTAACTTTTTTGAATAATATTCTATTATTGCTTATTGTAATGTATTCATTAATAAACTGAAATGTTCGCGGAGGCGTTGTAAGTGCCAAATAATAAATAATATCGTTGTAGTCAGGCGAACCATCCAAGAGTATTTTTCGGTCTGTTGTCGCAAATTGCGAAAAACTTAAATCAATAAAGCCGTCTAAGTATTCTCGCGTAATTATACCGTTTGCATCAGCATTGGGTATAGTATATCGGTCTACTCCCGAGAACGACTTCAGTGTAATATTCGTAGGTGTTTTTGTTAATGTAAGCGGAACTACTATTTTTTTTTCATTATACCGAGTTGTATCACTTCCCAACATACTCGGCTCATATGCAGATTGTTTGATTTCCATTCGTAATGT